ATCTGGGTGTTCAATAATATCCCTAACTGAAAATATACTCAAACCAACATTTTTACTAAATGTTAATTTAGGTCTTACATCTGATAATTGTAATTTCATGTCGTTAATATACGAACGGGTTATCAGGTAACCAACCAAACTATTCCACTTCTGGGAATACTTCTATCATCAAAACATTTTTATCATTTATCAAAACCATTGAACCATTTTTAAGATTGAATTTTGTGAATTGACCTTGTTTAATTGATTTTGTTTCTACACCTTCAATTGTACGCTTCTCCCCTCCAATATAATGGATTATTTGGGTTACATATTCTCCTTTGGTTTGGGTGGTACTATGTAAATTAACCATTAGTTGTGATAATTAGGGTCTTTCATTAATCTTTCAACTTCCAATTTTTTTAATTCTTTATTGATAAAATTATATACATCTATTAAAATTGGGATTGGGATTTGGGTAAAATTATCCCAAAAATTTTCTATTAATTGAATAGGAATCGCAACTTTTGTTATTTGTAACTCATTATCTTTAGCCCAAATAAAATTATTTTTTCTATCCATTAATATTTGAATTCTTTTACTACTTTTTCAATATAATCAAATACTTCTTGTGTATAACTTGGACTACAACCTATAAAAAACACTGTATCTAATACTGTATTTGCATTTGGGTATTCTTTATAATCTCCAAGTCCTTCAAATCCCCTATGTAAAAGGATATTCCCTGCAAGTTAATTCCTAGTTTGTTTTTTATTATCTTCTAAATATTGAACTAATTTATGTTTTAATTCTTTAGAATCACAAATAAATGGAGTCCCAAACCAACAAGTATCAGCATCCCAATTTTCAATTGGGGATGTCAAACCTTTAATATTACTTACAAATATTCTATTAATTGTTTTTTTAGCTTTTTTACGTTTAGACTCAATTTCATCCAATTTTTCTAATTGAACCAAACCAATTGCTCCTTGTAAATCTAATGGTTTTAAATTATAACCCATATTATCAAAAACATATTTGTGGTCTATAATTCCATCATAATTATCTAACCATTTATCAAATCTTTTTCCACAAGTTCCACAACTTAATAAATTTGATGCACCTACACAATAACAAGCTCTCCCCCACCAAGATATTGAAACAAATAATTTTTTTAATTCTTCATCATTAGTACAAATCATCCCACCTTCACCTGTTGAAATATGATGAGCTGGGTAAAATGAATTTGAGAAACAATAATAATATTCATTTAAATACTTATCCCTCCATTTTGAACCTAATGAATCACAATTATCCCCTATCAATATTAAATCATATCTTTCACATAATTCTAATAAAACATCAATATTTGGGGGATTACCTAATACTGGAGATACAAATATTGCTTTGGTTTTATGGGTAATTTTTTCTTCAATCCTATCAATATCAAAATTAAGTGTTTGCATTTCAATATCAATAAAAACTGGTTTAAGTCTATTTTGATGGATTACTGAAATAGTAGTTGCAAAACCAACGGGTGAAACAATAATTTCACTATCATCTTCCCAATTAAATCTTTTTTTCAGAGCAGCAATCATAACAAGATTAGCTGAACTTCCTGAATTGACCATGTGAGAATATTTAACATTAAATTTTTGTCCAAATTTCCGTTCAAACATCATTACTTTTTCTCCTGCAGTTATCCATCTCCCATTTAAAAAACATTCAATAGCTGCTACTGATTCTTTTTCATCCCAGAAAGGTCCACTGTAATACACTGGAGTTTGACCAGGTGTAAATTCCTTAGCATTATAAACATAAGGAGACCTGTGGTCTTTTATTAATTCTTGTATTGCTTCTTTTTTAACCATTATTATCCTCTAAAAATTTATTAATTTCTTCTTCAGTAGGGGTAGTATTATTTTTAAATGTTTCAAGAAATTCATCCCTTAATTCTATTGGTATAAATTTATTCTTTAATTCCATTTTCATTTCCCCATTTATAACAGGGGAAGATTTTAAATAAAATACTTGACAATGAGTGATTGGTTGGGATTTTTCCATTTTTATTTATTAAATATTCCTAGGTAAGCTAAACAATTCATAAATTCATCCTGACCAAAATTCATCATATTAGTCATATCCATTTTTTGAGTTTGGTATTTCCCTTTTTGTCCTTTAATTGGGAATTTTTTCTTCTCATCTTTACCAACCTGAATTGATTTTACAGCTGACCATCCCCAATTTGTTGAATCTGTTCCATTAACAAATACCATTCCAACATTAGGTATGTTTATTGTTTGAGGTAACCAAATTAATTTTGTATTTGGGTCTTCCCATTCAATATCAACATAAAGAGATGGTAGATTTATAGTTTGTTCGTTGTAAAAATCACTACCCTTAGTCATAAGTGAGTTTGTCCAAAATCCACTTGAAAGGCTCATCCACACTTTGGTACCTGGGTAAGGTTCTGTTTCGTAACAGAATTTTCCACCGCTCTTTGGGCAATCTATAAGTTTTTCTATATTATTTTGTTCCATTTGATTCTATTTTTTTAAGTTTTGAAGAACCATATTTTTCTTTTACAAATGGTTCTATATTGTATATTATGTCTTTATCTTTATACCTCCACATAAATCCATAACTTGTTTTTTGTTTTCCCCAACAGCAAGCTGATATATTTCCCGTTTGGTATTGTTTTGATAATTCTATTAAATTATCCCATTCTCTAATAAAATTACCTTCTAAATCATATTGGAGAACAGGTCTTCTTAAATGAGTTAAATTTTGGGGGATTTTATTTAATTTATTTTTAAAACTCCAAATAAAACCATATGCAGTTTTTTGTTTACCCTTACAACAATCAGAAATTCCCTCTATCATGTATGGTTTGTTGAAAATAATACTCGCTTCTGTTAGGCTTGGGTAATTATTTAATAACTTACCATCAATGGAGAATTGATAAACTTTTTTATTGTTTTTACCCATCATTATTTGAGACATATTTTCTTTTTGAGTTTGAGTTTTACCTTTTCTATTTTTGTTTTTTATATATAATTCATTTTTTATTAAATATTTTTTAAGGGGACTAAATGTTATATTCAATTCATTACATATTTCTTGTATTGATTTTGTTTCATATAATTTTACTACTAAATCTAAATTAAGTTTTTTTAATTTATATAGATTTCCTGTTTTATTTTTTGAGATAAGTTCTTTTTGAGAACTTGTAAAAAAATCAGGTCCCCCACCTCCTTTATTCTTATTTTGTAATTCGAACCCCCATTGTCTAAATTGTTCAATCCAAAAGCATTCTAATGGCTTCCAATCTTTTTTATCCCAACCCTGTGTTTTATCTATATAACAAAAATTTATTTCATTTGAAAATTTAATTTTATGAGTGTTTTCCCTCCCTATCGACTGATTGGATTTTTCTTTTCCAATATAAACTTTATTAGGATCTCCATAACAGTTAGTTACTAAATAAATTTGAGTATAATTTTCCATATATCTATACATATATGAAAAAATAAAATATTATTTATTTTGGAACATCAGGGGGTAATCTTTCTCAATTTAGGAAGACTTATTTTTGTTGGGAGGGTTGGGAGAATTAAATTCATCTCTTTTGGAAAATTAGGAATATTCTCATCAATTATTTTTCTCATTTGTTCCTTCATTTTTTCATAACTAAAGTTTTCTTTACAATAAAAACCTTGTTGTTTTCCTTTAACAATATATTTCTTATAATTTTCAAATACATCCTTTAAAAAGAAACCTATTTGGCTATGATCTGGTGAAAACCATTCACTATCTGCTAATAACCAATCATTTGCTGCACTGGGGTGGACTTTGGTTAATTGTCCCCCTAATAAACAACTCCATTCTGGTTTTAAGAAATCAATATGTCCACTCCAACCACTTGATATAATTGGTTTTTTACTTTGGGTAAATTCTAATAATGGTCTTCCAAATCCCTCACCCTTGGTTAAACTAACCATAGCTTTGATTTTTGGGTGATTATAAATTTCATTTATTTCAACATCACTCAATTCACCATGGATTAAATATATGTTAGGTAATTTTTTACAATTTATTGTTTTCTTAATTTCTTTAATTTTTTTAATAATTTCTTCCCTATCCATATATGAACTACCCATTAGAGTTGTTTTTAGGATTAGGCATGGAGGGTTTTTAGTTAATTTAAAGGTTTCATAAAATGCTTTAATTAATAAACCCACCCCTTTCCTATCTTCTCCCATAATTCCACTTGTCCACATTCCTGTATAAAGATAAGCAAATTGTTCTGGTATTGAATTAATATATTTATATAACTCTTTATTAGTAAATTCTGTTGTTACTTTATATTTCTCCAAATCTACCCCTTCGAATAATACTTCAATGGGTTTTTCAAGATTCATATAACCCTCTAAAGCATTATTACCTTTATTTCTTTTTTCATATTTAGTACTTTGGAATACTTTTTTTACATGGTTAGAGGGAACAATATTTAAATCCATTCTATTCATACCTTCAATAAAACTAGCGGGTGCAATTGTGGTTTCTATACCAGCAGTTAAACCCACATTCCACTTTCCAACTGGATTCATTTCACTAGGAATAGTGTGCCAAATAAAAATATCGGGTTTGTATTGTAATTGACCACCAGGGATTATATATTTTTCTAAAAACCCCCATTCTTCGAAATTTTCTTTAATGAATCCTTTAGGAGTTCCACCCCAACTACAAGAGATTATTTGAATATTCCATTCTTCTCCATATAATTCTATTAATGCTTTTGCTCTATCGCGACCCGCTGCGCCATAGCCTGAGAAAGTATCAATACTGCTGTACAAAACTGCTTTTAATTTACTCATTATTTTTTGATTTTAATTTACTAATTTCTCTATCTAAATACCATCTTGCTTTTTCCAAATCTTCAATACATTTATTTGGGTCTTTTTTACCTGCTCTTGGGATATATTTTACTGTATTCCCTAGGTTAAAATTTAAATCCCAAGCATCAATTACTTTAATTACCTCATATGGGTTATTTTCTCCTCCATAATGGGATGGGTGGTTTATTGCTTCTTTAATCATTTATATTAATTTTATCTTGTTTACCATTAGTTTGGCTGTATATAACATGTTTTGGTTTAATTTCATAATCCATATCCATATTTTTAAATTTACCAATATATTTATCAGCTTTTCCCTTTTCCAAATAAGCTATTGTACTGTGAGGGTGATAAGTTGGGAATTTATTTGTATGAGGTAATTTATTTAATTCTTGATTAATCTTGCTTAAATAAGTACCACCTCTTACTTTATACCCAATATCATATTTTAAAACATCATATAATGGATTTTCAAATTTACTTATATTGAGTGGAACTAATGAGGTGAAAGTATATTTATTTATAACATCTTTTACTTTTTGT